GTGGGACTGGCATCAAACATCCAACGGCGGGGCGGTTCCGCCGTGTATTACGTCCGGCTCGCGGTTCCCAAAAAACTGCAATCCGTCGTCGGCAAAAAAGAGATTTGGAAGAGCACCGGGGTCCGCGACCCAAAGGCCGCCCGGCTCGCAGCGCTGCCCATCCTAGCGAGGTACAGGGCTCAGTTTGAGGAATTGGCCCAGCGACAGCACCCCACCCCCGGCGACCTACAGGCGGCCGTCTGGCGGCACTATGAACGGCTCCTCGATTACGACCAAGGCGAGCGGGCCGCCATGCCAACGTCAGCCATGATCCGAGACGCCAAGGATCAGTTGTTGACCGACATCAAAGCCGGTGCCGTGCCCTGGTCCGATGATCCGGCTGTGCAGCTAGGCGCCGCTCTCGATGTGATGGTGATGAAGGATGCACCCGCCTATGCGCAGGGGCGCCGGGCGATCAAGCTGGCCCAGGTCCGCAAGCACCTTGCCACGGGCGAGACCGGCGCGATCGAATGGGCAGCCGATGCGGTGATAGAGCAAGAACGGCTGCTCATTGAAAGAGGCTCCCCAGCCTACCGCGATCTTTGCCAGAAGCTACAGCGGGCCGAGATACAAGCGCTGGAGCGCTCAGAGGAGCGTGACCGGGGCAATTGGTCCGGCGTCCCAACCGACTCAGTGGTGACGCCCGCAGACCCTACAGCGGGCCGCAAAAAGGCCGCCCCAGGCGAAAGCCTTTGGGAACTGTATGACCGGTTCGAGAGCGAGAAAAAGGCCTCTGTCAGCCTCGACACCTGGACGCAGAACCGCGTCATTGTCGGGCTGTTCGTTGAGTTCATCGGCGAGACCTCGCACGTCTCAGCGATCACCCGGAAGGCCGTCCGGGATTGGAAGCACGCCCTCGCCTCTTGGCCCGTGAAAGCGCTCAAGATCAAAGAATTCGCGGGCATGACCTTCCGCAAGATCATCGAGGCGAACAAGACGGTGGGCAAGCCAACGATCAGCGCGAACACCACCAACCGCTACTTGTCGGCCATCGCGGGATTCTGTGAATGGCTGCTCCACAACGAATTCATTGAGCAGGATGCTTGCCGGGGCATGTTCCTGGCGATCGACAAGCATGAGCAGAAGGTGTTCCCCTATTCGGACGACCAGTTGCGGAGGATCTTCACCTCGCCACTGCTCACGCACTGCGCTGGCGACGACCAGGAGCACAAGCCCGGCAACGTTGAGATCAGGGATTGGCGCTATTGGTTGCCGCTGATCGCGATCTATACCGGCGCCCGGCTGGGCGAATTGGCGCAATTACTGACCGCCGACGTGCGCCAGCTCCATGGGGTTTGGATATTCCACATCACCCGCGAGGGCTCGCGGCTCAAGTCGACCAAAACCGGCGGATCAATGCGAGTGGTGCCAGTCCATAGCGAGCTGATCAAGCTGGGCTTCCTCGACTATCACGCGGCCATGGTGGCACGTGGCGAGGCCCAGCTATTTCCGGAATTGAAGCCCGACACCCGGGGATTCTTCTCACGGACGCCATCCCGGTTTTTCGCGGGCTACTTCAAACGGATTGGCGTCAAGGCCGACAAGCGCCACAACTTCCATAGTTTCCGGCATGGCGTTGCGGATGCATTCCGGCGCGCTGGGTATATGGATGAAACGTTCGGGCCGCTCCTGGGGCACACCAAGGCGACGACTACGGGCCGTTATGGCGTGTTGCCGGAAGGTCCGCTGCGGGACCGGGTGACGATGATTGAGGCGGTTAGGTATCAGTATTAGAATTTTCGTGCGCAACTACTTGTGATAACTGTAACCGCGCGGGTTATAAAATTGATCGATTGAGGGGACTATGAGGACAATTCTGTATGTCGCATTGCTTACCTTTGGCTGCTCTGCCTCGTGGGCTGCCAACGTCGACCCATCGCTTTTTGATGATGCGATCTATCGCGCAAAAACCGATGAAGCCATAATCATACAGGTTGAGGGTGCCGACACGGCACCTTGCAGCCGCAACACGCCAGTAGGGGCAACTTGTTATTGCAATCACGGCGTCAAAAGAGGTCATCCCGTGCCCGGCTGGACTGCGGCGTCAGTGGGTCCAACGGATGCACGAGGCGTCTACATGAGGCCCGGATGGCACGTGTCGGCTACCAAAGGCGGCGGCGTTGGCTTGAAGTTTTGTCACCGAGATCAATGATTGGACGATGATTGAGGCGATCGGGTACGGCTTTAGCTAAGACGCTGAGTGACCCGATAACCCCGCTCCTCAAGGCACCGACTGACCGGTGCGCCGAATTGTAACCAGCCGCCATTGCGAGCCTGTTCCTGACAAGCCGCGAGATCATCAGCGTATTTCGCCTGATCGACGCTGCGCATATCCACTGTCGGCGGGGTGTTGACGGTATTCACGGCGCAGCCACCCAACACCAGTCCGGCCAAAAGCAATATGTTTCGCATGAAAAATCCCCCGCGCAATTTAAGCGCGAGGGACGGTTCTGGGCAATAGATCGCGGTCAGATTGAGAGCCCCTTGGGGACTATCTTCCTGCGCGGTTTCGCTTCGCTGGGAAGGACTTGTGCGGCTTGATTCAACATGAAGGCCAATCGAACGAATTGATCGCTATAGGCCATGGCCTGTGACCTCGATAGGTCCCCAATCAGGGGCCTACCGTCGATCGGAAGTCTTTGCTTGAGAATTGAGGCACGCATCTCCTCAATCATCTCTTCCACGCCCGGTGTAAGCTTCTTGACCAAATCATCCACGCGTTCGCTAATGCGCCGCTCGCGCTTCTCCTTTGCCTCGCTCATGCCGCCAGCTCCACGCCCAGCTTGTCCGCCACGTGCTTCAAGTGGGACATGCGCCGCCGGCAGGATCGAAGCAGCCCCGCCCTAGTGGCGCCGTTGCTCGGCTGAATATAACCGGTGTTGAGCCCTTCAAGCTCATCAGAAAGGTTTTGCCGCTGCCATTCGAGCGTGAAGTGACAGTCATTCACGCTCATCTGCCAAAGACGGCGCATTGATGGTAGTCGTCGCATTTTATCTCCTTCTTAGTGGCATTTGCGAACATAGCGTTCGGACCTAGGAAAGACGCCCAGCCCGATCACCAATTGTTACACCGCGGAAGAATTCAGATCGCCATGGCATGCCATGGCGTCCCGCTGCTCAGCCTCTACGACCGCCAACAGCACCTCGCCGTAGATGGACTGCGGCCAGAGATCATGTTCACCCAGGCAATGCTTCACCTGCTCAGCGGTCATCCGACCGCTACACGGGCACGGCGCCAGATGGGCGAGCCGTTCGGCCAGCCCGGACCGGTTGTGCAGCAACGGACCCATCGCGATCTTGATCAGGTCAACGTCGCCCTGCCCGGCGACGGGGATCAAGCGCTCGACAGCGAGCGCGTAGAGTGAATTCGGAAGAAAGTCCTCAGTCATGTCAGCCCCATTGTGGTGATGCAGGGGCATAGACTCACATTCGTCAAAGTGCGTCAAGATATTGTTTCTATTAAAGATTGTAAGTCAAAACTGACTTACATGTTGCGTCTGTAAGTATACAATTGCGACAATTCCGAAATTATTTGTTGCGCGCAATTTGAAACCGTGAGATGATATTTGCGTACTCGAATTGCGCTGTGATCTCCGAGAGACTGTGAGACGGCAGACGCAAAGCCCTTAGCGGGGCACTGACCTTTCCCGAGCGACTGCGGAGAGGTTCGGCCGAAAAGCTGAACTTCAACCCACGCCCGGAATATGTCTCGCACCTCCCTCGCCCAACGATTCCGCCAATTCATTGGCATTGAAACCAAGTCGGCGCCTAGTCTCGCCGACAGCAGCGGTTTCTATTTCGATCTGTTCGGCGCGAGCCCTACCCTCGCTGGCGTCACCGTCACGCCCTACACGGCGATGACGTGCGCGCCCGTGGCATGCGCTGTGCGCTCGATTAGCGAGGCGGCAGGCTCGCTGCCCCTGCACATCTACAAGCGCCTTCCGGACGGCGGCAAAGAGAAGGCGGTTGATCACCCGCTTTACAAGCTCGTTCACGATGCGCCGAACAGCTTCACCCCGAACGCGCTGTTCAAAACCCAGCTCATGGCCGACGCGCTCTTGCAGCCCTATGGTGGCTTCGCGCAAATCGTCCGTGTTGACGGCAAGCCCTATGAGCTGATCCGCCTCGATCCCCGGCTATCCTCGATCGTTGTCGATTACTCCAACTTTGAGCCGCTTTACGCGATCCGAGCGGACGGCAAAAACCCCGCTAGCGAGATTGCCGCCGCTGACATTCTCCACATTCCGACCCCCGCCTATGATCCGACGCGCGGCCTGGTTGGCGAAGGTCGGGAAGCAATCGCGCTCGCCCTTGTGCTTGAGCGGCATGCCTCGCGCCTGTTCGGAAATGCCGCGCGGCCGTCCGGCGTTCTGAGCCTCAAGGGCAACATGACACCCGACTCGCTCAAAAATGCGAAGCTCGCATGGCAAGCATCACAGAGCGGCGACAATGCGGGCGGGACCGCTGTAGTTCCGGCGGATGCATCGTGGCAGGCTCTGACATTCAGCAGCACCGATGCGCAATTCCTCGAGATGCGGAAGTATGCCGTGGCAGAGATCGCGCGGCTGTTTCGCGTGCCGCTTCACATGCTGATGGAGCTTGATCGCTCGACGCCCCGTAGCATCGAGTCAATTGGACAGGAGTTCCTGTCACAGGCCCTGTTGCCGAAGCTAAAGCTCTTTGAACAAGAGCTTGAGTTGAAGTTGCTCACCCCGGAAGAGCGCGGCCAGTATTGCATTGAATTTAACATTGACGGTTTCGCCCGCGCCGATCTGCTCGCGCGCGCCCAAGCCCTCAGCGCGACCGTTTCAGCGCGTATCCTCAATCCAAACGAAGCGCGTCAAATCGGCTTCGGCCTGCCCGCCTATAAGGGCGGTGACGTGTTTGAGAACTTCAACACGTCATCGGCGCACGCCGGCGGCGCACTCAATGATAACAAGCCAGACGATAAGGCCGCCGCATGAGATCGGTATTCTTGCATGGCGCACTTGGCGACGAATTCGGCGAGAGCTTCCGTTTCGAGATCGACACGGCAGCGGAGGCCGTCCGCGCGCTGAATTGCGCCTTCCCCAGCAAGTTCCTCAAGGCGCTTGAGGGCAAAACCTACCGCGTGGTGATGGGCCAGCCCGACACCGGCATGGACTTGGATATCGAATTGGCCACCGCCCTCCGTCTCGGTTCGGCCGATCTCCACTTTATCCCGGTGGCCGCGGGCGCCATGACCCAGACCGCAAAGGGCACCACCAAGCTTATCCTGGGCACCGCCCTTGTGGGCGCGGCCATCTTTGCATCCGGTGGCACGCTTGCCACGCCCCTCGCCTCTACGGGCCTTCTGTCCGGCCTGACCTGGGGCAACATCGCCCTTGTTGGCGTTGGCCTCGCCCTTGCCGGTGTCTCGACGCTGTTGACCAAGCCCGCGGCTCAGACCGCCTCCAATGACGTTAGTGTTTCCGGTGCCGCACAAGGCGAGACCGGACAACAGGGCAGCGCCATCCCGCTGATCTACGGCGAGGTGCTGACGCCCGGCATCACAATTTCTGTGGCCTCGCAGGTTGAGGACATCAACGTCTATGCCGATAGAGCCGGTTCGATCGAACAGGCATTCGGCGACAACCCCGCATATTGGGGTGGCTCATGACACCGTACATCGCATTTTTCGCCGACGGCGAGCATTCGTTCCGCCTGACAGCGCCGCTGATCCGTGAGCTAGAGGCCAAGTGCAATTCAGGCATCGGCGCAATTGCTCAACGTGCTTTCGCGCGGGCTTTCACTCAGACCGAGATCACCGAAACCGTGCGCCTCGCGCTTATCGGCGGCGGCATGCCCGCCAAGCGCGCCCATGAATTGGTCGCTGCGTATGCCACCCCCCCGCTGATCGAAACATCCGAGCTAGCCGCCAAAATCCTTGAGCGGACGCTGTTCGGCAATCCCCATGACCCAAAGGAGCCTAACTAAATGACTTTTGCCATTGGCGCGCCCGTGAGTGACAACAATGCCGTGCCGGTCACCCTTGCCGGAGACGGCACCCGCGTTGACTACAGCGCGACCGTAACAATACCGAGCGGCCAAAGCCTGTCCGCTGCGATTGATTTGGCCGGACACATTCTATCGCGCATTGAGTTTCCGGACGCTTGGACAACCGCCGCGCTTACGTTCCAGGTCAGCAACGATGGCGTCACGTGGCGCGACCTTTATGACGAGACCGGCGAAGTCTCATTCTCTTCTGCCGGTGCAAATCACGCGATCCAGCTCGGTGGCTCCTACGGTTGGTGGACTATCCGATATCTTAAGATTCGCAGCGGCACTTCTGCCGTGCCGGTTGCCCAAACGGCTGATCGCATCATCAATCTCTACAGCGGCTATCGGTCGGCATAAATGGACCGCCTGGAAGTCAAAGCGACGCTCAGCGTCAGCGATGAAGGTGAAATCACCGGCATCGCTTGGCCGTTCAATGCTGGCCCGGACAGCTATGGCGACCTTATCACGAAGGGCGCTTTTGGCGCGATCCTACCCGACTTGCCCATCCTGTATCAGCACCGGCCGGATGACTTGGTCGGCACCTGGAATGAAGTGCAGGAGACCGAGGAAGGCCTGACAGTCAAAGGTCAGCTTCACCTCGACCAACCGCGCGCACGCTCAATCCGCGCGATGCTCAAGACTGGCTTGGTCACCGGCCTTTCCATTGGCTTCCGGACCAAGGCATCCCGCAAGCAAGCGCGGGGACGCATCATCGACGCGCTCGACCTCGCTGAGATCAGCTTAGTGCGCGACCCCGCCCATTCTCGCGCCCGGATCACCGGCACGAAATCTGACACGCTTCGCGGCGTGGCCGACCTTCTCCGGCATTTCCGGCAATGCCTTTAATCTCACGGAGCTAGACGACCCAATGAAGACTGCGAACGCACTGGAATTCAAGGATACCGGAGACGCCGGCGACCCGATCGCCGACGTTGCCAAGGAATTGGCTGAGTTGAAGACGGCCCTCGAAACGAAGGCGGCCACCGACAACACCAAGCTCACCGATCGCATCAACGCGCTCGAAGCCAAGATGAATCGGCCCGGCAGCAGGGCCGCCAACGACAATGAGCCCAATCTCGAAACCAAGGCGTTCGAGTCGTTCCTTCGCGGCGGCGCCGACAAGATGGATGATCTTGAGCGCAAGTCGCTGACTCTGTCCGGCAACACCGCGATCACGCCTCCGGAATTCGGCCGGGAAGTCATCAAGCTTCTGCGCCAGTTCTCGCCGATCCGCCAATATGCCCGTGTCGTGACCGTCGGGTCTTCCTCAGTGAAATATCCGCGCCGCACCGGCAGCACCGCTGCAACCTGGGTCGATGACACCGCCGACCGCACCGAGAGCGAGCCCAGCTATGAGCAGGTCACGCTGACGCCTTATGAAGCGGCGACCTACACCGACATCAGCAATCAGCTTTTGGAAGACAACGCCTACGATCTCGCGGGCGAACTCGCTTCCGATCTCGCTGAAAGCTTCGGCATTGCGGAAGGCTCCGCATTCGTGACCGGCAACGGCAACGGCAAGCCGAACGGGATCATGAACGCCAGTGGCATTCAGACGCTAATCACCGGCAACGCGAGCGGTTTCCCGACCGCAACCATGCCGGCCGACGTGCTGATCAGCATGTTCCACAAGCTTCCTGCTGTGCATGCCCAGAACGGCGTGTGGATCATGAACCGCAACACGCTCGGCGCCATCCGCCAGTTTAAGGATGTCATGGGCCGCTACATCGTTCTGGATAGCCTTAACAACGGCGCGCCGGTTACGCTTCTGGGGCGTCCGATCGTTGAAGCGATCGACATGGCCGATATCGGCGCGAATGCCTACCCGATCCTGTTCGGCAACTTGCAGGGCTATCGCATCGTCGATCGCGTGAGTTTCGAGATGCTTCGCGACCCCTACTCAGTCGCGACGAAGGGTCAGACCCGCTTCCATGCGCGCAAGCGCGTCGGCGCCGATGTGACCCATCCCGACCGCTTTGTGAAGCTCAAGGTCTCCGCGACCTAAGCGAAGGGATACAGCTATGCGGCTCGCAAATGACGAAATGATCCTCACGTTTTCTCCGAGCGTGACCGTGATCTTGCGCGCGTCTTTGCGGGCCGCATTCCACGTCCATAATAAATACGGGTTTGAGGCTCTTTATCTGGCAATCGCCGAAGGCAATCTGACTGCCATCGTCGATCTGATTAGCGCGACGTGCACCAATCAACCCACGTTCGTCAGATACGTGGCCTCAGAAGACCCCAGCATCGTGCCCGAGCTACTGGCGACCCGTGCCCGCCTTCTCGAATTCATTCCCGGGTTGTGCGGCGTCAACGATAAGAGCGGCGAGGAACCGCAGTCCGGCGAACCTCTGTCATTCGAGGAATATTTCACACAGCTTTACCAGATCGGCACCGGCTGGCTTGGATGGACTGCGCGAGATACCTGGGACGCCACACCGGCAGAGATCATCAACGCCAAGGAAGGCCGCGTTGAGATGCTTGCTGCCATCTTCGGCAAGCGCGACGACACCGAGACAATCGACGCGACCAAGGGAATTCCGGCCGACGTACGCGCCGAAATCAACGCCATCGGCAAGGGTAAGCGCTGATGCCGATGAAGCCACCCCGGATTTGCGCCTGCGGCAAGATAACGCCCGCCAACGTGCTCTGTCTGTGCCAGCAACGGCGCAAGGCAGAGTCCGACAAGCGGCGCCCTAACGCCAACGATCGCGGCTATGACAGCAAGTGGTCTAAGGCGCGCCGCGCATTCCTAGACAAGCATCCAAACTGCGCCATGTGCGGCAGGTCCGCCATCGTGGTCGATCATGTCAAGCCCCACAAAGGTGACCAGAAGCTCTTCTGGGATAAGGCCAATTGGCAGCCCCTTTGCGCACATCACCACAACAGCACCAAGCAATCCCTTGAACGCCAGACCAGGAACATCGAATGCCAGCCCGCAAGCTAACCCACGACGGCTTGACCCTTACCGTCCGTCAATGGGCGAACCTTACCGGTCTAACAACTCGGATCATCGATTACCGCCTGAGCCGAGGGTGGACCACTGAACAGGCGCTGACCACGCCAAGGTGGAAGCGGCTCGCTGTGCCCGTCCCTCATCGCGCCCACCTCGAGACCGAGTTTCACAAACTCATCTGTTCGATCGATGGTGCGCTGCGCGTCTACCGCAAACGCGTCGGCTCGCTTGTGTTCGAAGAGCTAGACCGGGGGGTGGGTCAAACCTTCGCAAAAAGTCGCCGCGACCGGTCCATTCCCGCCGCATAAGACAGCAGTTTTCTGGAGTTTTCCCACCATGCCCGCGATGACTCTCGACCAAGCCAAAGCCCACCTAAACGTCACATTCGACGCCGACGACGCGCTGCTTACGGACAAGCTCGCGGCGGCAAAGGCATGGGTTTCGGCTTACACGGCCTGCGATCCCGACGCGGACACCGCTCCGGCGCCGATCCGGGAAGCCGTGCTGCAATTGACCGCGCACATGTACCAGAACCGTGAAGTCAACTTGGTTGGCATAACCGCCATGGCGCTGCCGTTCGGTTTCCTCGATTTGTTGGCCCCTTACCGCGCGTTTGCCTTCTGAAATGCCCTCGTTTGAACCCTCATTTGACCTGCAAAAGGCCATCCGCGCGCGCCTGATCGCGTCGGAAGAGCTTCTAGCCTTGGTGCCACCGGACAACATTCGGGATGCGACAGGGCGCCCGGAGATCATGCCTGCGGTCTATGTTGGCGAGTCTCAAACCATCTATCGGCGCTTTGACAGTACCGCCAATGCCACGTTGCACGTCTGGTTTCAGGAACCCGGCCTGATCCAGTGTAAGCAAGCCGTGAGCGCGATCGTTGAGGCCTTGCGTGTTGACGCCCAGGTCAGCGGCGTCTTGGTCCTCGATCACTTCACTTGTCTCGACATGATGGTGACCCAGACCCGGTTCATGCGCGACCCGCACGGCTCCTATAGCCATGGCGTGGTCACCGTTGCCGCTATCATGAAGGCCAATTGATCATGCGCGCCGGCACCCTCGACCGCCTCATTGAAATTCAGCGCCGCACCACCGGCCTCGACATGTATGGGACCCCAATTGAGACCTGGACCACCTATGCGACCATGCGCGCGCAACTGCTCAAGAACGCCACCGACGACCGCGAGGGCGAGCGCGGGCATATCACCGACGCGGTGCTGACCTTCCGCATGTACTATTTCGCGTCCCTCTCGCTTAATGATGACCGGCTGCTCTATCAGGGCCGGTCGTACAACGTCACCGGCATCACCGAAATCGGCCGGCGCGTCGGGATGGACGTTAGCTGCGAGCGGGTTGGGCCATGATCACCGCAGAACGCCTCCGGCAACTCATCGTCTATGATCCCAGCACGGGTCTCATCACCCGGCCCAACGGCGAGACTTTGCCCAACACACCGCTCGCCCGGATTCGTTTAGGCGAATACGGCGCATATCGGGCGAACCGCTTGGCATGGCTCTACATGACCGGCGAGTGGCCGGCCCGCAGCGTGAGCTATCGGGACAATGATCCGGCGAATCTTCGCTGGGTAAACCTTCGCTTGGCGTCACCAAGGCAGACGGCACACGGCCGGAAGGCGCGCAATAAGCTTGGGGTAAAAGGTGTCCGCGAGACCCCGAACGGCAATTTCCGCGCATCGATCCACGTCAACGGTCGCACCCTCAGCCTGGGCACCTTCACCACCAAAGAAGGGGCGGTGGAAGCCTATGCCACCGCCGCGCGCAAGCACTTCGGCGAGTTTGCGAGGGTCGATTGATGCTACGCGGAAACCGCATATTCGCTTTTGAGGCGCCTTTCGATCTCGAAGACCTTTCGCAGAAAACCAGGCTTCACGCGACTGAGGCTTTGCCTCTGCAACGCAATTCTCCAGCCGCCCTTGTCGGATACAACCGCGACAACGAACCCTATCGGGCAGTCAGCACACTTTCGTGCCTCTTGCAGAACGATCCATTCGAGATCGACGCTATTAACGATTTTCTTGGCCATAAATTGTTTCCTCAATCCCCGGCCAATCTTATCGTTAGCTCTTGGCGTTGTGGCAAGCCCGTGCCCGCTCGGCGGTGCGCAAAATGAGGGGTAGAAAACCAGAGCTTAATACCGACTCTGCTGCCATCGGTATTATGAAGCCGCCGTCCTGGATGTCGAAGCATGCGAAGACCGAATGGCGCCGCGTCATGCCGGAGCTTGCCACGCGCCGCATCCTAACCACGGCGGACCTGGGCAGCCTAGAATCTTACTGCATCGCGATCGGCCGCATCCGCGAGCTTGAGATGCTTTTGCGCGCTGGCATCGATCCAAAACTCTTCCGGATGCAAGACAAGGCCATGGTGACGGCCCGCCAGCTCGCGGCCGAACTCGGCTTGACCCCTGTTTCCCGATCCCGACCGGCAGTCCGCGAAAACGACAATGAAGGCAACGATGACAACCCGCTCGCCCTCTAGGGATACCTATCCGCACTGGCTCTATGACGACTCGCCCATTCCCGACCCGCTCGGTTATGGCGAGCGCGCAGTCGCGTTTCTCCGCCGCCTCAAGCACCCAAAATCCACCCTACCCCGCAAGCAATTCCAGCTTGATCCCTGGCAGGAGCGGATTGTTCGCGCTATTTATGGGCCACGCGACGGCAGGGGTAACCGGGTTGTATCGACGGTTGTAATCTTGGTCCCGCGTGGCAACCGCAAAACAAGCTTGTCCGCTGCCCTGGCATTGCTTCACACCATCGGCCCCGAACGGGTTTCCGGTGGAGAGGTGATCTTTGCTGCCAGTGACCGCAGCCAAGCCGGTATTGCGTTCAAAGAGGCACGCGGCATCGTGCAGGCCGACGCCAAGCACCTCGTCCCGGTGACCAAGGTCTATGACGCCTTCAACAGCGCCAAAAAGATTGCCTATCCGCGCGACGGGACCGAGTTGGAAGTCATCTCGGCAGACGCACCGAGCAAGGAAGGCCGCACGCCTTCTTTCGTGCTCGCCGACGAAATCCACGTTTGGCGCGGCGATGGCCTTTGGAAGGTTCTCACCAACGGCCTGGACAAGATCGATAACAGCTTGCTTGTCGTCGCGACGACGGCCGGACGCGGGCAGGACAACATCGCCCATGAGGTAATCGAGCGCGCCCGCAAAATCGCGCGCGGCGAGATCAACGACCCCACATGCCTCCCCGTGCTATTCGAGGCGCCCGCCGATTGCGACTTTGCAGATGAAGAGCTTTGGCGCCGGGTCAACCCCGGCAGTGCCCATGGTTACCCGTCGATCGCAGGTTTCCGGCGTCACGTCGCGCGGGCGAAAGACAGCCCGACCGAGCGGGACAGCTTGCGCCAATACAAGCTCAACGTCTGGCTTGATCACTCGACCTCCCCCTTTGTCGATATGGCGACATACGATCGCGGAGCGGCGCCTATTGATTACGAGGCTTTGCGCGGCGCCCCGTGCTGGATTGGCGTCGATATGTCCAAGTCCACAGACCTTTCATCGGTCGTCGCCTGTTTTCGCGACGGCGAGACCTACACGGTGTTGCCGCACTTCTTTTGCCCTGAGGAAGACATTCGCAAGCGCGGCGACCTAGATGGCGTGAACTACGCCTCTTGGGCCAAGGACGGCTTCATCACGCCGACGCCCGGCAACGTCATCGATAACGCCGCCGTCGCGGACTATATCCGCAGTCTGGCAGAGCGCTTTCAGGTCCAAGAGATCGGCTTTGACGTGGCCTATGCCCAAGCGGTGATGGCCCCTCTCCAAGAGGAAGGCTATCCGGTCGTCACGATCCGGCAAGGCTGGGTCACCCAATCACCTGCCCTCAACACCCTTGAGGCCGCGATCATCGGCGGCACCTTCCGGCACGGCGGACACCCAGTCTTGCGCTGGAACTTCGCCAATGTCGCCATTCACAAGGACGCAAACGACAATCGGATCATCCACAAGAGCAAGTCGACCGATCGCATAGACGGTGCGGCGGCGTCCTGGATGGCCGTATCGCGCGCCGCTGCCGGTGAAGGTCACCGCTCACTCTATGACCTCCCCAACGCTGTTGAACTCCTATCGTGGTGACCCATGGCCGATGATCTCGACGCATACCTAGAATCTCTGCCGGACAAGCTCACCGAACAGCTATCGGACGTGATCCGCGAGCAGGCCGAACGGCTTTCGCAGGCCCAGCGCGAGGCATTGCAGTCGCTTGAGCAATCCGATGAAACGGGCCACCTTGAAGAGTCCTGTGCCGTGGTGCCCGGCTCCAATGACCTTGAATTCATCGTTCAGGCGGGCGGCGAATTGACCACCAAGGAAGTCCGCGACGGCAGCGGCCAACCCTATGACTACGCGGAGGGTTTCGAATTCGGCACCAGCCGCCAGCCCGCGCGCCCTTTCTTTTTCAACACCTACAACGCCATGCGCGACGACATGCAGAAGGCGATCGAAGACGCCATCACGGAGATTTTGGACAATGAGTGACGATAAATGCGCCCGCGTAATCACCTGGGCCGGTGGCACCCACACTTTCACCTTGGCGGATCGCTGGGTGCAGCGCGTAATCTCTTGGCGCGGCGTCAATGGCTTTTCGCCCTCCGCTGCCCTCGCCCGATTTGAAACGGGCAGCTACAGCGCCGACGACGTAGAGCGCGTGATCGAACTTGGCTTGATCGGCGGCGGCACGGCTGAACTGGATGTTGAAGCGCTTCTGGACATCTATGTGCGCGGCAAGCCGCTTGGTCCAAACGTCATCCTCGCCAACGAAGTCCTGTCCGCGCTGTTTGTCGGAGAAGCAAATTGAAAATCCCCGTTAGCGTCAACCTTGAGCAACTAAAGGAAGGCCTTAAACAAACTAGCTCGCTCACCCAAAGTGCAACGCGCCAGATTGCGAAGCAATTCCTCGACATGAATGAGGCGATCGCCGCCTCTATGGCTGGCAGCGCTGCCCGCATGGCGCTTGGCGTCGCGGGCAAGGTCGCGCTTGTGGTTGGGTCTTTCAAGCTCATGTCGGCGGCGATCGACGGCGCGCGCCAACAGCTTAAGACTATGGTCGATCTCGCCGACAAATCCCAGAATGTTGGAGTGGCCCCCGCCTTCTTTCAGGCCTTCACCTCAGAAGCCCGGAAGCTCAAGGTTGAAGCCAGCGACCTGGAGTCGGCGCTTAATCAGGCGTTCAATGCGACCAAGGAACGATCGCCGATCGACGTGTCGGAATGGACCGTCGGCGAAGAAAAGATTACCGACGTTGAGAAGGCTTTGCGCGTCTATAACGAGACGCTGGCGAAGAGCGCGGGCCAGCGCCTTGACGGGTTGGTTCTGTTCCGGGATTCGAGAACCCAGGAAGATCGAATTCAGGCTGTTCTTAAGGCCATGATCCAGTTGCAGTCGATCGGCCAGCAGGCCGCCGCCTATGACCTGGGCGAGAAAATGTTTGGCTCTCAGATCGTTGACCGCATGCGACAGGGCAAAACTTCCGCCGACAGCATGCTTGCGTCGATCAAGGAAGCCGCCGCCAACTCAGACGGCATTTTCAGCAACGTCCTGGTGGAGCGCGCCAAAGAGATGGACCGGCAACTGGAAATGGCTCATCAGCGCCTTTCCGGCGCTTTGAAGCCTAGCTGGGACGATCTCGCGTCGGTTCTGCTCACGATCAAGGGCCATTGGGCCGATACGGTCGATCTGATCGCCAAGGCCGTTGAATGGTCGAATAAGCTCGGTCTGACCTCAGAGACGGCGCGCAAGAGAAGCGAGCTTGCCGCCATCAATGACGCGATCAAGAATGGCACCGCCCTGGGTGGACTGCCCCAGGTCACGTCCATCCCCGGTGTCAGCAAGCTTTACGACGCGATCGGCGCGGAGAAGCCCCAGGACGCCTTGAAGCGGCGGCGCGACCAGTTGCAGGGCGAGATCGATGCTTCGGAGCGCGGCGCACCAGAAGGACCGGAGTTTCCCAAGTCCCGTGGGACCGGTGCGGCACCGACGAAGATCAGCAACGGTGGCGAACATGACCGGTTCGATACGTCCGCCGACGCGATCGACAAGCGCATCGCCGCATTGAACGCAGAGGCCCAGAGCCTCGACCTGTCGACCGCTGCCCGCGAGAAAAACAAGATCGCGGCCCAGCTACAGGAAGTCGCGATGCAAGCCAATGCGGCGGCGGGCAAGGGCGAAGGTGTCGTTACGGCTGAGCAGCGCAGGCGGATTGAGGAAGTCACCGAGGCCTACGGCAAGGCCACCCAGGCCATTGAGAAGGCCACGGTTGCCCTATCGATCCGGCGCGGGCGGGAGACCGCCCTACTCGACCCGCAAGACGTGCAGATCGCCGAACAGTTGAAGAGCATCTATCCGGAGGTATCGACGGCCCTCAACTCGGTTGAGGCCCAGGCCATGCGGACCAATGAGGCCATGCGGTCGATCGGCAACACCATGTCATCGTCGCTTACCACCGGTCTCACCGATATCCTGAGCGGCACCAAGAGCGTTTCGGCGGGCTTTGCCAGCATGGCGAAGAGCATCGTCCGGGCGATCGAAGAGGCCGCCATCAAGATGATGATCGTTCAGCCGCTCATGCGGTCCATGAGCGGCGTGTTCGGCATGGGTGGCCCCACCATGTCATCAGGCCTTGGTGCCGGGACCGGTGGCCTCAGCTTCCCCATGTTCGCGGATGGCGGCGAAGTGTCAGGACCGGGCGGCCCCAGGGATGACCGTATCGTGGCCCGCCTCAGTCCGGGCGAATACGTCGTTAACGCCGCCTCGACCGCGAAGCACCGTGCGCTCTTGGATCAGATCAACCGGGCGCCCAGGTTCGCAGACGGCGGCATGGTTGGCGGCAGCGGCGCGGCGCCCATGATCGGCGGCGGCCATGTGATCGCGCCCCAGATCGCGGTTACGGTGCAGGGCAACCCCGGCATGTCTCAGGCCGATCACCGCCAGATGGGGGAGACGGTCGCGAAGGCGGCCCAGGCCCATATTCAGAAGACGATTGAGGACGCTATCCGGCTCCAAATGCGTCCCGGCGGCATGCTCAAGCGATAGCCGTCCGCTGACCGCTATATTATGCCGGACAAGCTCACCGAACAGCTATCGGATGTTGTCCGCGAGCAGGCCGAACGGCTTCCCTCTGGACAGCAAAATTAAACCCCCACCGGTCGCGACACCGATGGGGGTTGATAGAAGGAGATTCCGACGTGCCAGCGTCAGAACCACGCGTAGAGTATAGCAAGAATTCAGAGTCCGCCGAGATCGACGACGCCTTTATTCGATCCATTCTCGAGGACGACGGTGACGACGACACGATGGAGGTTATCGAGTCGATCGATGGCGGCGACGAACCCCCATTGGTGTCCGATAAGTTCACGGATCATCCGTCCGATAAGGTCACAGCGCCGGCCTGTGCGAGTGGTCCGATAAGTTCACGGAAGTCTCTGAAATCCGTGTCCGATAAGGTCACGGGCCGAAATCGCCGCTCGGACAAAAAAGACAAAGAACTGCTTGATCGGATTCGCAAATTTAAGTTGCCCGCCTCGGACACTCCGGAGGCGTCCTTTAGTAGCGATCACACCCCACACCCATCACTGCACGAATCCACCCCTTCAAGCACCCCAAAACAACCCCCTCTATGCGTCTGGGACCACGTCTCAGATCGCGTCAAGCTAGCCTGTTCAACCATCGCTCTACAGGTATGGTTTGAGCCCACGTCATGGACCTTCAACCTCACTCCGGAAGCACAAGCCAAGGCCCTCGCCCACCCCAGAGGCTTCACCAAGTCACTCGCCCTCGCGTTGAATCGAAAGCTCAAGGATCGGCTAGGACGCGTCCCGCTCTATTGGTTCTCTGTACACGTCACCAAGGAAGGCCGGGCGCACCTGCATGGCGCAATCACTCTCGGCATGGGGGATGACCTCGCCTTGCTGAAAGAGATCATGCAGGCCGCCTGGGGCCGCTGGGAAGGTCGGGGCGCCGCCTATCAGGTCCATCTCAATCCTCAGCTCTGTAACGACGGCTGGGCCGATTACGCCTTTGAGGGCCGCTTCCGGGTGCGCGCCTTGGTTGGCGATCACACCTTTTACATTCCGGATGAACTGCGGCGGCGGGCCGAATTCGTCTATGGCGAGCTACGGGAAATCGTCCGGTGA